TCAAATTGCCAGCCCCCCACCCAGCGGGTTTAACGTTACTGCGTGCTTCAGATAGTCAGGGGCAAGGTGAGCATAAACCATCGTTTGCTGAATGCTGGCGTGCCCCAGAATTTGCTGTAACGCAATAATGTTCCCTCCGTTCATCATGAACCAGCTTGCGAACGTGTGCCGAAGCACATGCGTGGCCTGGCCACGTGGCAGATCGGGCTTTACCTTTCTGAGCCGTTCGCAGAAGTTTTCATAATCCACTTTGAACAGCGGTCCCGTGTCGCTGGTCTTGATCTCTCCTTCCAGGTCTTCCGATATCGGAACCGTTCGCTTCTTCCCGTTTTTGGTCTTAAGGAACGTCACGCGCCCGTGATTTACCTGCTCGCCTCGTAGCGTGCTGCCTTCACCCCAGCGAGCGCCGGTACTGAGGCACAACAGTGCTACGCGCCGATCATCGCCGGTCAGGGTATCCAGTAGCCTGCCGATCTCTGATTTGGTCAGATAGGTCATGGCTGGCGGTGTTTCTTTCAGTGGTTCCAGCCCCTTGCAGGGGTTTTCCTTACTGAATTCTTCCATTTTGATCAGCGTGCTGAACATGCCGGAAAGCCGGTAAATGTCGCGGTTGATCGTGGCTGCGCTTATTCCATCCTCAAGCCGCTGGCTGCGGTGCTGCGCAATCGTGCGTTTGCTCAACCGATTAACAGCCGGATCTCCCAGCGCCCTGATCGTCTTATTCAGGTGTCGCTTTTCTATCTCGCCGTTTTCCTGCGTCTGACCGTATAGCAACCACCAGGTATCTAACAACTCGCTTAAGGTGCGGCGGTCTACGCTCGCGCCGAGCCATTCTTTTTTGTCGGCGTTGACCAATACATAACGCTCAAAAAGTACAGCTTCTTGTTTTTTATCGAACCGCCTGCGGATGCGTTTTCCATTACGCCCGCGCGGGTAAACGTCTACTTCGTATTGACCACCTTCGAGCTTCTTAATCGACATAGCGAAGCCCTCCAGTGCAATTGTCATTTTGCGCTGATTGTTCTAGCGCAAAGAAAAACCAGATTTTTAGCCAGCCTTCGGCCTTGATTGGCGTGATGTTGTTCTTTCTTGCCCATCAGGGGAGAGAGTCGGGGCTATTTGCCCGGCCTGTGGTGCGGTGGTGCCAGTCATTAACCAAAGCGTGTATTTCTGAAATCGGGGGTGTTCGGTGATTTTGCTAAGAACATTCCAGCCAGGGTCTTGATACCCGGCTTCGATCTTCTTGAGGGTACTTAGCGGGATGCCTGAAATATCAGATAGCTGTGATTGATTCAGCCCTTCGGCGCTGCGAATCAGCTTTAGTTTCTCTTCAAAGTTCATTGACACGGTTCCATTTTCGAACTAGATTTCACACACAAGAAGTTCGTATATGGAACTTCTTGACCAAATGAACAGCCGCCAGAAGCGGCTACAGCCAGCTAGAGGCGGCTGAACATTGAAGAGGATTATTGCACATGAAAGACAAATACCCAGAGGGCTACATTGAATTGCGTCACCCTGTGGACGCAGTGCCAACCCCAAAATTCGCCGAAATGATCGGTAAATCCGCCAACGCGGTGGGCGACATGGTTCGTGACGGTAAGTTGCCAGTGGTGCAGATGAAGAACCCGGAAGCCCTTAATGGTCGTTCAGAAAACTGGATCTACATTCCAGAATTTAACCGCGCCATGCGTGACGCATTTTTCAACCGCCCAAAAGAGCAGCGCGACGCCTGGTTGCTGTGGATTGGTCTTTGAGGTTATCGCTATGAGCCAAAAAGCTGCCAACCACGAAAGCCAAGTGCGTGAATGCAACGACATTCTGGACACCCATTTAAAGGATATGCAAACGGGATTCATGATTCGCACCAATAGCGGCGAGTTCATGATCAGGGATAAAAAGCTGATTAAGAAAATCACCAAAGATGTGGCACGCCATGTTGATGGTGAATTGCTTAAATTGGGAATGTGAGGGGGCTTTTGTGGCTGTGCAATTAATACAGTTAAGTCGTCACTCATATTTATACCGTGGCTTCACAATTCAGAAATGCCCGCGTAATCCTTTTACGCTGAAGCACTCTTACCAAATTTCCAGTAATGGCGATTATTTCGGGCGTGACTTTGCTTTAACGGAAGCCATGCGCACGGTTGATCGGATCTATAAGCAAGGGGGCAGCAATGCACAATGAAGGCCCATCACTGGCAAGCCTGCTTAAGCACGGGTGCCAGGTCACACACTTCAAGAACTCACGCGGCTGGCTGGAAACGCCGGACGGAAGATTTTTTAAGCCCGAACCGGCGAAGGTTCAATTTATCAAAGGTAAAAATAAACCGTTTATTTATACCCAAAAAATAAATAAAAGCTTCCTGCTTACACTGGCTGAATTATTAAAAAAACTAATCAAGTAATTCGGTTTTAAAAAATCAACTCTGTTTTCTCCGCCTCTTTATTAAGTGGCGGCGGTTCAACTCATTCTTTTTTTGAGGAAGAGATTATGACCAGACGTGATCAATATAGCTTCATTTTGCATGTTCTTTTACCTGCTATCGAAAATGAAGGCTTAACCATTAAAACCCGCCGTGATGGTGAGTTAACCCTTTCTGCCACTGGATCAGTAACCACCAATTTTATAAGCAATCTGCGCCAGCACTGCATTGAAGAATTGCAGCGCCCTTCTATTCCAGCTTCCCCATACGGAGTTTAACGCGATGAAACATGTAATGATTGATATTGAAGCTTTGGATAAAAAGCCAACTGCGGCGATCGTCTCTCTTGCTGCGGCTGTATTTGATCCCATGACTGGCCGTGTTGATGCGTCAATGTATCGCACCGTCAACATTGAAAGCAGCGAGGCAGCAGGCGGAACCATCGGCGCAGATACTGTGAAATGGTGGTTTAAGAAGTCCCGCGAGGTTCAGGCCGCTGTATTAAGCGATCAGGCTGTGCAGTTGGGCGTTGCTCTCGCTGACCTGAACTTGTTTGTTCTTGCATATTGCGATGCTGATTCGGTAAAGGTTTGGGCGCGTGGCACTGACTACGATATGCCGATCATCAGCCACGCGATGCAGTCTCTTGGTATCCGGCCAGTATGGAATTTCTGGAACGTTCGGGATGTTCGCACGGTTGAAGAAATATCTTTAATGGTTTGCGGGTACGCCTCCCGCCGTTTAGTTGATGAGAACAAGCACAATGCTGCCGCTGACGTATGGAACCAGATTGCGCAGCTTTCTGACAATCTGAAAGCTATTGCGGCCGCTGGGAATGATAAATCGGCGGAGGCGGCATTATGATCCGCCCTTTCATCAAATGGGCAGGGGGTAAAACCCGTGTCCTTCCTGACCTGCTGCCGCATCTTCCTAAAGCCGACTGCCTGATCGAACCGTTCGTAGGCGGCGCATCGGTATTTCTGGCGACTGAATACCGCCGCTATGTGCTGGCTGATATCAACCCGGATCTTATTAACCTGTATCGGGAAGTCACCCGTTACCCGGACTTAGTGATCGATGCGGCCCGCGAACTGTTCAACAGTAAGAACAGCCCGCAGGGATACAAAGAAGTCCGAGCCGCGTTCAATAAGCAGGTGGGTACGGTCAAAAGCGGTGGGTTGCGTTATGGCGCTGAAATGGCGTGCATTATGCGCGCTGCTCAATTCCTGTATCTGAATCGCCACGGTTATAACGGCTTATGCCGATACAGCCGGAAGACCGGCTTTAACGTGCCGTTTGGCAAGCATAAGAGCGTCTACTTTCCTGAAAATGAAATCCGCCTGTTTGCCGAAAAGGCCAACGATACAAAGGCAATATTTCTTTGCGCGCCGTTCCAGCGTTCTCTACAGGTCGTCACGGGTGGCGATGTTCTCGTTTACTGCGATCCGCCTTACCTGCCTGAAAGTAAAACAGCCGATTTTACCCAATACCACACCGAACCATTCACGGAAGACAACCACCGCCAGTTAGTCCAGGCACTGCTGGAAGTTAACCGTAAGCATGGCGTGAAGGTCGTCATTTCCAACAGCGACACCGAAGCCACCCGCGCGATTTATCAGCCCTTCAAGATGCACGAAATCAGCGTGCAACGTTCCGTCAGCACTGACAAAGACAACCGACAGAAGGCCAAAGAAGTGATCGGCGTGCTGCCTGTCTGCGACTGCTGCGGGCGTTACGGCGGCGGTTGCCCAGATTGTGGCGCCGTGATGGGTAATGCGACCTACAACGCGATGGTTGCGGCGGGCGCGTTTGATGATGGGGAGGCTTTCTAATGTCGATCATAGATCCTCGTTGTAGTGGTACGGATACGATAAATATCGTTTCTGTTTCTGGAGGGAAAGACAGCCTTGCGCAATGGCTTTTAGCCATTGAAAGCGGTGTGTCTTATACGACTGTTTTTGCTGATACCGGCCATGAGCACCCCCAAACAATGGAATACCTGGACTATCTGGAATCCAGGCTGGGAAAAATAGTTCGTGTTAAAGCTGATTTTTCTCGTCAGATAGAGGGGAAACGTAGGTTCATTGCAGAAAAGTGGCCTGTCTCTCTGGTTGAAGAGTGCGGAATGTCGCCAGAAGAAGCGGCGGAACGTATTCACCATGCACTGGAAGTTTTGAAACCAACAGGTAATCCATTCCTTGATCTCTGCATGTGGAAAGGGCGTTTCCCGAGCACTAAGGCGCGTTTCTGCACATTTGACCTGAAACATGAACCGGTACGAACCCAGGTGGTTTTGCCAGCGCTGGATGAGTTCGACGAGGTAATTAGCTGGCAGGGTGTCCGGGCGCAAGAGTCACCGGCGCGGGCCGGTTTACCCGCTTGGGAGGAAGACGCAGATAACACGCCTGGTCTTCACGTCTACCGCCCGATCCTTAACTGGTTACACGAAGATGTATTTGCCCTGGCTAAACGCCACGGCATTAAACCAAATCCACTCTATGAGCAAGGTTGCAGCCGTGTCGGGTGTATGCCGTGCATTCACGCCAGAAAGTCTGAACTGGCGGAAATATTTAGCCGCTGGCCGGAGGAGATAAAGCGCGTTGCGGAGTGGGAACGTCTTGTAGCTGCATGTTCGCGCCGTGGAAATTCCACCTTTTTCCTTTCAACTCATGACCCGCGTAGAGCGGAAAAGCGGATTGAAGTTATCACCGTTGATGCATACGGCATTGAGTCTTACCGCGATTGGGCAATGACAACCCGGGGCGGGGCGCAATTCGATCTGTTGGCGGAGTCAAACGATAAATCTGTATGTAGTAGCGTTTATGCCGGGGTATGTGAGTGACCACGGCATCCCGTGGCCGTCGCGCCCCTTCTCCACCTCCACCGTATCCGGGTAGCACTGACAATGCTATCCCTTACGCTTATGGCGGCAACAAACCTTACCAGCCGATTGGCGTTGATGTAGCGCCGGGGCTGGATGGTTTCGACTATCTCACGCCGGACGGCACGCGTAAGCATATTGCATTTAGTGAACTGGCAGCGGAAGACGAAAAGCCGGAACGCAGTAAGCTGCTGCGTCGCCGTCTGGCTTCTCTTCCTCAGTATGTCCGCCGTCACTTTGCTGAGAAGCTTGAAGCGCTGGACGCGAAAGACCGCAAAGCGGCAGATCACTGGTTGCTTAACACCTTTGAGCGCCACGTATTAACGCGTATTGATAGCGTGAACAGTGTTTACCAGCCTGACACTGTGATGCCCGGCATTCTGCTGCCAATCCGCGATCAGCTATTCCGTATGCTCTGGGCAGGGAAGAAAGAGTTAAAAAGACTGGCTTATACGCTTGCCGATATCTTTACGAGCGAGTTTATACGCGAGTCCGATCACCAGTTAGCATGCACTGGCGATCCTGAGTTCGCGGCACTTTCCGGTTATGGACGCATAGCGTCGCTGGCGGTGCATCTGAAAACGCCGATCCCCGGTTGGACAGCGTATTGCAATGAAGAACTTGAAGCGGAGGACGCGTTACGCGCGGTTCTCCGTCTTGAGTCACCGCAGTGGTGGTTAAACCGCCTGCGCCGTATCCATGCCCGGTGGCGTGAGCATTTGATGATCGCAGCGGGATACGTCCAGAAAAAATCTTCCCCATACAGTAGCGCCCCGTGCCTTACGGAATGGCTGGCCCAGAAAAAGGCTAACCGTGAATACCTTAAGGCTATGGAACTGGAAGACCAGGACACGGGCGAACGCATTTCACTGATCGATAAAGTCGCCGGCAGTGTTGCCAATCCGGCCAACCGTCGCCGCGAACTCATGACGAGAATGCGCGGATTTGAAGATCTGGCGAAGCTGGAAGGGTTGGCCGGTGACTTCTACACGCTGACAGCACCTTCCCGTTACCACTCCATGCAGCATAACGGGCGCCGCAATAATAAATACTGTGGCGCATCGCCGCGCGAGACGCAGCAATATCTTTGCAAAGTCTGGGCGAGAACCCGCGCAGCGTGGAAGAGAAAAGGGATCCGAGTCTTTGGTTTCCGCGTGGTCGAACCGCACCACGATGCAACGCCACACTGGCATTTGCTTCTTTTTATGCGCCCGGAATGCGTCGAGCAGGCGCGCGAAATCTTCCGTAAATATGCCCTGAAAGAAGATGGCAACGAACCGGGAGCGCAGGAAAACCGCTTTCAGGTTGTGCCGATCGACGATGCCCACGGCAGCGCAACCGGCTACATAGCGAAATACATTTCGAAGAATATCGACGGCTTCGCGCTGGATGGTGAGAAGGACGACGAAACCGGGGAAGACCTGAAAGAAATGTCACTCCGCGTTAGTGCGTGGGCATCGCGCTGGGCTATTCGCCAGTTTCAGCAGATCGGCGGTGCGCCGGTCACGGTATATCGGGAACTTCGCCGCCTGGGAGATCGCGAACTGGTGTTACACCCTGAACTGGAAACCGCCCGGCAGGCAGCTAACGGTGGCGAATGGGATAACTACGTATTAACCCAAGGTGGCCCGTTGGTTGAGCGCGATAAGCTGCGCATCCGTCTGAACTATGAAACCACTGAAAACGGCAACGCCTACGGCGATAACGTCCAGCGAATCACTGGTATTTACTGCCCGATTACGGGCAATGACTCTTTGATCTTCACCCGCACCACTCAATACAAAATCGTGCCGAGGCGCCAGAGTGCTGACGGTGTGGCCGTTGACGTTGGTTTTTCAGGCGGCAGCGCCGCCCCTCGGAGTTCTGTCAATAACTGTACGCGGGATCCCGCGACAGGTGCAGACGGTCTTGAACATGCCGATCACGAAGTGGGCGAGACGGTGAATTTTGATGCGCTTTCGCGGCAGGAAAAGAGGGAGCTGGCGCAGCGGCTTAGTGACGATGTGCGGAGCAAACGTAAAAAGCGGCCACCGGAACGGGAAGAGGGGGCCGGTCTATCCGTGAAAGAGCAGCAGATCAGTGAACTGCTGGCGCTGCGTGGGATTGATGCCAGCGCTGCGATGGTCAGATCGATGATGGCCGGTGCGTCAGTGGCGTGCGGTGATCTCGTTATGATCGTGCAGAACGGGCGGCTGGTATCCAGAAGCCGCGCCGGTTCCGGGGTGACGGTAACTATGACAGATAAAGGGCTTGTATCAAGCAGACAAGACAGCAATGAATTGCCATCGCAGGTGATGGCGGCGAAGCAAAAAACAAGCGACCTTGTGAGCAGGATGAAAGCAGCTTTTTCGCGGAACTAAGCCGCTATAAGCGGCTCTAAGGAGCTATAACCCAATTTTCACACAACCGAAATAGTTATGACTTTCGCCGTTTTCTGCTTATAGTGTGCGCGCTTTTGTGTCATAACTAAGCTAATAATAAATGGCATTTCGCTTACACACGCAGTTAGGAGGCTCTTATGACGAACCATAATCAGATGAGTCAGATTTATTCTAAATTCGGCCGGGCCGGGTTTAACCTCTCGTACATCCGCAGGTTGTTACCTGACTGGTGGGATGAGAAGCTTGCTGAAACCCCATCAGGGCGCCAGTATGCGTGCCTGCACCTCGCGCGTATGTTTAGCATTCTCCCGGATAGCCTGAAAGATGGTAGTGAAGGGGTGTGCTTTAATTTTGGTGGCAACCATAAATATAAGCATCGCCAGAATGTAGCCGAAAACGATTTAGATATTGCTACTGCTGTTGCCTATACTGCGGCAGGTATTGTCGCATCTAATTTCAAAATTCCTTACGATGCCAGTGCAGTGCTGGATCCTTTAGCAATCAGAACCCAAATCCTTACTAAGGAATCATGGGTATCGCTCGATAGCTTGGTAACATACTGTCATTCAATTGGCATCCCTGTTGTTTATTTAAAATCCTTCCCTCAAGCTGCAAAAAAAATGGCCGGGCTGGCGTTAATGAGTCATGGACGGCCGGTGATTGTTCTTACTCAGCCTCAGAAGTACGGCTATATGCTGTTTGATCTCGCGCATGAGTTAGGCCATATCGCCAGAGGGCATCTGAACGCAGAAAACGGGCAGTGTCATATTGATGCAAAAATTGAGAATGCTTCAACCGACAATGTAGAGAAAGAAGCCAACGAATTCGCCTTCCAGGTAATTTCGGGGCAGAAATCTTTACGTATCGTTCCTACTGCTGGCAGGTTGAACGGGCCTAGCTTGGCTCGTGCGGCTCAAAAGTATGGTGGTGACAATCACATTGACCCTACTCACATCGCTTTAAATTATGGTTTCGCACAGAATTGCTGGGGCGCTGCTGTTAATGCGGTTAAATCACTCTGTGCTGGTGAAGACTCGGATCAGGATTTTGTGAGGGCCATGATGAAAAGCGGAATGGATTTAGAAAATATCCACGAAGATGATCTTAAGGTTTTAGAAAATCTAATCGGGGAGTAATCAGTGATTGTTCTTTCTGACAATGATGTCATTTTGAAGCTGGCCCAGTGCAATCTGTTATCACAACTGCCGGTAGTTTTTAATCAACCCCCCGAACAGATCTTCATTAACCCTGCTGCTCGTTTTCAGCTTCTACCGAAAAACCCTGATAAAGCGATCAGGAAGTGTGGAAGCCAGGTTGTTTACGAGCAGGTGGGAGCTTTCATCGAATCTGTACAGGATATCCCTGAAGTTGAAGATTCCCAGCTTATTGAGCTTTTGGGGAGTGTGCCTGGAATTGATGTAGGCGAACAGCTATTGCTTGCTTCGTGCATAGAGAACCCGGAAGCCATCTTCATGACAGGTGATCGCCGCTGCTTGACTGCAATTGTTGCAAACCAACCAGCCCTTGCCGTGGTGCATCAGCGTTTATTGGATGCTGTTGTTACATTTGAGTCGTCGCTTTTGTTATGCGTCCACGGTACAGATCAGGCTCAAGTTTATGAAAATTTGGTGAGTAATCCTAAGCCTGACGGTATGTTGAAATTGGCTCTTTCAAACGCTGGCGCGGCAATGTGCGAATGTATTTTTTCCCATACACGTGAGTTTTATGATTACCTTGCCTTCAAAGATCGGCTTCCAGAACGGGAGTGGGGAAGGTAAAAAAATAAAGGGCTAACGAAGCCCTTTTTTATTGTTCTTCCCACTGCACAATAGTGCACAAATTTGCACAATTTTTTTGAAGCTATTTATACCCTTTCCGCCCTGTGGCGGCGCGGTCTGCCCCCGGATCGGTAAATGCACAAAAAACGAAGCAAATGTCGCGCGCAGGTGACGGGGGAACAGCCCACGCGACGGAGGGTCGGGAGGTGATGCCTTTAATTGCCATTCTTCGGCCTATTTCTCGTTCTCAGCGCCTTTTCTTGCTTCTGGGCGTGTGCGGGGTCGATTGCAGTTTGCGCCTGCCAGAATGGCGCTCATGCGCTCTGAGTGAGGGGCGTTAAAGGTCGTGCCGAGTGGTGCTAAGGTGGTGGCCGGTCATGCGGGGATTGAAAATTACTGAAGGGGAACCGCCGCAGGATGTACGGCGGTTAGAGCGGGTTACTCGTCTTTGAGCAGAGCGTAGGGATTAAAGCGGATCACTTCCTGACCGAGCCAATCATTGACGCCCTTCATTGCTTCCATCACGGGTAACATTTCGTTGATGGCGAAGACGCGCGCGGCCTTCTCAACATCACCCAGCGAGCCGTTGCCTTCCGGCATTGCGCCCATCAGCTGCGGCGGGATGCGGTGAGCGTCGCGCAAATCGTTGCGCGTTGCTGATTTGATGTTAAGAAACTCATCCTTTGCCGATATCTGGCTGAACGGCAACAGTTGCACGCCGTCCTTGCCGCCGCCCGGCGCGTGGATCAGCACATTTTTGAAGGAGCCTTTCCCTCTGGCCTGCGACAGCGTTTTTTGCACCACCTTTATGCTTTCCTGATCCACCTTCTCCGAACCAACATAGAGAATACATCCGGCATGTGATCCGTTGTCGTAATAGAGTTTGCGGAACTTATCGGCGGAATGTGACAGGCTGGCGGACAGCAGCGCCCCCATATATTCCGGCATACCGTAGATTTCCTGATGAATGTCCGGGTTCATGATGTGGCAGACTTCGCCCGCCTTGAACTCGTATTCATCCTTCCACTGCCGGATAAACCAGTAGGTATCAAGGTCGCTTCCCCGTCGCGTGTTCAGGGCCGGAACATGCTTAAGTTTGAGCGGGTCTCCCAGGCGATTAGATCGACGCTCAAGATAGGCATTGCCGAAGACAAACCAGTCCAGTGCAAACGCAGAGAACGCCTGACGTGAGAGTAACGGGTGAGGGATATAGCACCCGGTCAGCACATTACGTTTGAAATAAAGCGCCGACTGATGCAGCGGGGATTGTGCGAACGCGCGGGTTAACCCTCTCCAGTCTATTGGCGTCTCGTAGTACCGGCCATTATCGACGCAGCACATGCTGTCCAGCAGATCATAGCCGTCTGTTACTGAATATGGCCCGTCAAACGTGAAGGCGCTGAGCGCCGGATCGCTTCTGAGCGCGTCAGAGATATCAGGCTGTCCGGCACTGCCACTGCTGGCAGTGTGTTTGTTTTTGTAGGTGCGCTTCTTCATCAGAACTCCATAGCAAACCCGCCGCTGCCACTCTCCTGGCCCAGCGGTTCGTTAATAATGGCGAGCATATTCGCCCAGGCTAAATCACCGTGGCTGACGCCGCGTGAGCGGTCAGTGTCATAGGTGATGAATCCGCCAGGCGTCTTTACCTTGCGAACAGAGTTAAAGGCGTTGATCAGGGCGCGTTCGCTGCGGTCATATTCCCAGCGACCGGCGCGGATCAGCTGTAGCATTTTCAGCACCAGGGCGCGCTTAGACGTCATTGACATGGTGTAGGGCATCGCCATCGGGAAAAACTTCTTCACTATCTGGTAAACTGCCTCACCGTTACCGCCCGTCACGTCGATACCGACATGCTGGACGTTGTATTTGAAGGTGAAGTTTTCGATAACTTTTGCCTGCTCTTCAAACTCAAGGCCGCGCACCTGTTCCGTTTCCACCGTACGGAATTTACCGCCCGGCACCAGTGGCGGAACCACAACGCAAATCGCGCCGCTGTCACCGTTGCCGCTGCTGCCGTTGGCGTCATAGCCTATCCAGACCGGGCGATTACCCATCGGCCTGGACGCGAAAGGCTTCCAGTCCGGCCATTCGTCATAACCATCTGCCCCGCAGCCAATCAGGGCGTTAAGGTTGAAGGCGGACTCACCATCACGAACGAACTCGCACATGTACAGGTTGCGGAATTCATCCTCACTGTTTTCATCCTGAATTTCTTCAAGGTCGGTGTACTCCCAGCCGTGGTTTATCACGTCCTTCAGGGTGACAATCTGACGCCAGGTTTTATCCGGGCATAACAAGCCACTGTTCAGCGTTTTCCAGCCCACATCAAACGCTTTGCGCTGTGCTTTCGGGCGTTTCTCATTCCAGCGATCGCCCGTCCAGAACGGGTAAGCCTCATGGGTTTCACCTGACGGCGTGGAAAAGTAGGTACGTGTCAGTCCCTTCAGTGTTGCCATCGCACCTGCAACCTTTCGCAGGTTGGTGAAGTTGCTGACCCAGAAGAATTCGTCAAACTTCAGATTGCCCGTATATGACTGTGCGGTTGCAGCGGACGTGCCGAGAAAATGCAGCTCTGCGCCGTTACTCAGTACGATTTTGTCACCGCCCTTAAGCTCAACGTCCACCTCTTCCGCCATCTTCTGAATGAATCCCCTGAACTGGTGCGCCTGACGGCGGGATGCAGACAGAAATATCTGGTTGCGCTGGTACGGGTATTTCACATCATCGCGCAGCGCATCAAGCAGCGCTTCGCGTGCAAAGTACCAGGTTGCGCCAATCTGGCGGGACTTCAGTATCATGCGGTTTCGGTGGTGGCGTTGCTCATACCAGCCGCGTTGATGCCACGAAAGGGAATCAAGTATTTTCTCCCGCAGCGCGACGATCTGTTCTTCGGTGAAGTGGTTTTTCAGCTTGCGCTTGCGCGGCTTTTTACCCGTACCAGCCCCTGCCGGTTGTCCGTCAGACAGCTTTTTCAGTTGTCGGGTCAGCAGATCAATCTCCTTGAAGTCTCCCCCGGTCTTGTCTTTCTTGTCCGTAAGCTGGATGAGGCGGGCATCCATAGACTGGCTGACGCGCTGGACGGGCGGTGTTTCATCCCATTCATCGCGTTTCTTCCAGGCGTAAATTGTGTTCTGATTGATCCCCATCAGGCGCGCGATCTCCGCTGGCGGGTAGCCCTGCCAGTAAAGTTGCTTTGCCCTCTGACGTACAAAAGCGTCCTGTATCATCTGCCCTCCACCGTTTATGGAGTGAAGATTACCCCGCGCGCGATCCCGCTATCGCCCCCTTTATGGTCTGGCCTTCCTCCGACAACAAAACCTCGTTGAGACAGCAAGTTACGCTCTGCCATCATGGCCGTACAGAAACCACTCAACAGGATTATCGACATGGCTAGCGCAGCTAAACCAGCCCGTAAAAAATTCCGCGTTGCCGTCTCCGGTGCCACCGTTGACGGGCGTGAAATTCGCCCTGAGCACCTTCGTGATGCAGCAGCAAACTACAGCCCGGACGTGTACGGCGCACGCGTCAACGTGGAGCACTATCTTTCGCCTTTCCCCGGCAGTGATTTCGGCGCGATGGGGGATGTGACGGCGCTGAGTGCGGAAGATATCAGCGAAGGCCCACTCGCCGGACGCACCGCGCTTTACGCCGAAATTGAACCTTCTGAGCGCATGAAGAAGCTGACGGAAGAAGGTAAGAAAATTTACTCCAGCATTGAGCTGCACCCGCAGTTTGCGCTTAACGGAAAGGCGTATGTCATGGGGCTGGCGATGACCGATACCCCGGCGAGCCTCGGCACCGAACGCCTGAAGTTTGCCGCGCAGCAGCGTCAGCAGGTTATGTCCTTCAACAATCAACAGGGTGAAGCCCCGCTGTTCACCGATGCCATTGAGGCTGAAATTATCGAACTGGCAGAGCAGCGCAGCGATGAAGGTAAGCAGTGGTTCGGGCGCGTCATGGGGATTATCGGCAAAGGCCGCAAATCTGACGGTGAACAGTTCAGCCAGGTGCGTGATGCCGTGGAGAACGTCGCTCAGTCCCATGCCGATCTGCTGGACAGCTTCAACGACCTGAGCCGCGCCCGCGAGCAGGACAGCCAGGCCATCCAGAAGCTGACCTCCGATCTTGCCGCGCTGACCAGCAAGCTGGGAAGCACTGACGCCAATTTCAGCCAGCGGGAACCCGCCAGCGGTGGCGCTAACGCGCAACTGGCTGATTACTGATATTCACAAAGAGAGCAGAGAACATGGATAACAATACCCGCCAGCTGTTTGATCAGTACATCGCCCGGCAGGCACAGCTCAACGGCGTATCAACCGCCGCTGTTGCTGCAAAATTCGCTGTAGATCCGACACGTCAGCAGCGTCTGGAGCAGGCCGCACAGCAGGATGATTCTTTCCTGAGCAAAATTAACGTGTTCGGCGTCAACCAGCAGATCGGTCAGAAAGTCCTGATCGGCAGTAAAGGCCCGATGGCTGGCGTAAACAACAGCGTCACCAGTCGTCGCAACCCTGGCTCTAATCATTCAATGGAGCCGTTCGACTACATGTGCCGCAAGGTCAACTATGACTATGGCATCAGCTATGAACAGCTTGATGCGTGGGCGCATATGCCGGAGTTCCAGCCGCTGATCAGCAAGGCAATGGCCCGTCAGATGTCGCTCGATCGCATCATGATTGGCTTTAACGGTGTTAAGTACAGCGATCCGTCTGACCGCGCCGCTAACCCGCTGTTACAGGACTGTGGTATTGGCTGGCTGGAAAAAATCCGCCAGGAAGCGCCGCACCGCGTCATTTCTAATGTGACGATCACCTCGCGCGATGAGGATAACAAGGTTGTAACGAAAGGCACCTACGGCAACATTGGCGCTGCGGTGTACGACGCCAAAAACAGCCTGATGGATGAATGGCATAAGCGTAACCCGGATAACGTGGTGATTCTGGCGGGCGACCTGCTGACGAGCAGCAATTTCTCGGCCATCAACGCGTTAAGCCAGACCAACCCGAATACCGAAATGCTGGCCGGTCAGTTGATTGTCGCGCAGGAGCGCGTAGGCAATATGCCGACCTTTATCGCGCCTTACTTCCCGGTGAATGGCGTGCTGATCACCCCGTTCAAAAACCTGTCGATTTACTACCAGCGTGGCGGTCTGCGCCGGACGATCAAGGAAGAGCCGGAGTACAACCGTGTCGCAACGTACCAGTCCTCAAATGATGACTTCGTCATTGAAGACTACGGCAATGTTGCGTTCATTGACGGCATTCAGTTCGCCCAGGCTGAAGCGGCAGGCGAGTGACAGAAGCGGCGGGGCATTGCCCCGCCATGACGGGGAGAAGTGACGATGTTAACACCGGCACAAAAACATTTTCAGAGGGTCATGGCAGAACGCCGGGGCCAGGCGGATGAAGAATCCGATATCCAGCGCACCGCGCATGAGCAAATTTTGCATCGCCTGCGTATGGACTTGTCACGCCTCAGCGGCGTGCAGTCCGAAGAAACCAAAGCCGAAATGAAAAAATCCATGCTGCCCGAATACGAGGGATGGATTGAAGGCACGCTCGACGGCGACAACGGGCGACAGGATGAAGTCATTACCCGGCTGATGGTCTGGGCGATTGACTGCCGTGACTATGCGCTTGCGTTGAGGCTGGGGCGCTATGTGGTGCGCCACGGACTGACGCTGCCGGATAACTTCAACCGCACGGCAGCAACATTCCTGACCGAAGAAATGAGCAAACCGGTGCTGACGCTCGCCGCTGCTGATGCTGACGCTGATTTATCAGCCAGTACCGCAGTGCTTGATGAAGTGGCGGAGATTGTCGCCGACAGTGATATGCCGGATGTGGTGCGCGCCAAGTTGTGCAAGGCCCGTGCACTTGCCCGACGCGGCGCGACTGATATCACGACCAAAGCGGAAGCGCTGGCGCTGTTCCGTGAGGCGCTGACGCGCAACCCCAACGCCGGGGTGAAAAAAGAGATTGCCACGCTTGCCCGTGAAGTTAAGAAGCTGTCTGCGGATGGCGGCACGGGTGAAGGCGAAACGGCCAGCACCGACAACACTGACGGTATTGCTGATCCTGCTCCTGAAAAGAGCACCACCGCCAGCGCTGCGCCCAAAGCAACGGCGCGTAAAACCGCGACCAGGGCGGCAACAGGCAAAGCGACAAAGCGTAAGCCTGCCAGCCAGAAAAAGAATTAACGACTTCGGCCCCGTCCGACAGGCGGCGCGGGTGGATATCTGCCCGTTTACGGTCTTTTAACCATCCGCCCACCGCCTGATTTATGGGAGATAAGTGCATGAGCAGCCTTGTGGCAAATAAGCGCGTGTTGCCTGCCGACAGTGACACCACCGATGTTGATGATGGTGATAACACCGTCAGCGCCGGGGATTTCTGGCCGGTGATTAAACTGGCCGATCTTCGTCTGGCCGCGCGCATCACAGGGGGTATCACCACATCCAGACTGATGCACGTCACCACGGAAGCGGTAGCCCATGTCACCGCGCAGTTGCTGGACTGGCGTACCGGTCAGGTCAAAGCAGGCTTTCACACGCTGGAAGATGTGCCTTCAGCCCTGCCATCAGGTGAGACGGAAAAGCTGATGATCAACGGTGAAAACGTGAAGGTGTACCGCTTCCGTCGTGCAGTCTATTCGATTGCCAGGGCGCTGGTACTTGAAGGCTATCGCGATGTCGATACCACGGCGAAAGGCGACAAAGACGCCGCCGCGCTTGACCTGCAACGGGATGATCTCTGGCGGGATGCCCGCTGGAGTATTGCCGACATTCGCGACACGCCGCGCCTCTATGCGGAGCTTTGTTGATGAAAGTGAAGGCATTGCAGGGGGATACGGTGGATTTGCTCTGCTGGCGTCATTACGGCACCACGCAGGGCGTGACCGAAAAAGTGTTATCTGCCAATCCCGGACTGAGCCAACAGGTTTTTCTTGATGCCGGTCAGGAGATTGAACTGCCGGAAATCGCGAACAAAGCGCAGCGGGAAATGGTGCAGCTTTGGGATTGAGAGGTTGCCATGAGCGACGTACCTACGGGGATGCTGGAACAAACAATGAAATGGATTGCTACATATCTGCCGACGCTCTACGCGGCAGGTGCGGCGTTGAGTATATCGGCGCTGATGAGTCTGTATGACGGCCAGTCAATGCTGAAAACTGCCACCGGTTCACTGGTCTGCGGGATTGTCACGCTGGCGGTTGCCGGATCGCTTGAATATCTGGGCCTGCCATCCAATGCCGTTACCTTCGTGGGGGCATCCATTGGTTTTATGGGGGCCGACAAGGTACGCAACAAAGTGACCGGCTTTATTGAAACCCGTATCGGAGGGGCGAAAAGTGGAAATGAGTAAAAACGGACTGGCCCTGCTTAAAAGCTTTGAGGGTTGCGAACTTACCGCCTATCAGGATGCAGTGGGTGTCTGGACTATTGGCTATGGCTGGACGCAACCCGTTAACGGTGTGCCAGTCGGTAAGGGTATGACCATCGCGCAGGCAACCGCCGACAGCCTGCTGAGCAGCGGCGTGGTGCAGTATGAAAAAGGTGTTACAGGTCTGGTGAAGGTCGCTGTTAATCAAAACCAGTTTGATGCTCTCGTTGATTTTGCCTACAACCTGGGCGTTAACGCTCTGGCTGGTTCCACGCTGCTGAAAAAACTGAATTCCGGGGATTTTGTGGGTGCAGCGGATGAGTTTCCGAAGTGGAACAAGGCGGGCGGCAGGGTTCTTAACGGTCTGGTTAAACGCCGTGCCGCTGAGCGGTCACTGTTCCTGTCATGAGCTGGTTACTGTCCCGCTGGAAGCCTGTGCTGATCGCAGTGCTCTGTGGTCTGGCTGTCTGGTGGTTCAGCCATCAGCGTTATACAGCCGGGTATGGTGATGCCAGCGCAGAGTGGGCGCTGAGATGGAAACAGCGTGATGCTGAGGATGCTACGGCACTGGCTAAGCGTCAGGCAGAGGCCAGGGAAGAAGAACAACGCCGACAGGGTGAAGTTGATGAGATCAGAAAACAAGCCAGCCAGCAGCTTGCTGGCGTCAAGGCTGATGCCGATCGTGCCCGTGCTGCTTCTCGTGGGCTGCACGACAGGGCCGATAAACTCGCCGGGCAACTGGCAGAACGTGAACGCGCCTGCGGTGCCGGTACTCCCGGCAGAAGCGAGGCAGAAGCCAGCGGAGCCGTATTGCTCGCCGACCTGTTCCGCCGCGCTGATGAACGAGCGGGAGGGCTGGCAAGAGAGGCTGATGAGGCAAGAGCCAGAGGGCTGGCCTGTGAAGCCGCATACGGTTCAATAGCGACTCCGCCTAAGAGGTAGCGCCATGTTAAAAGCTGATTCACTAAGCGAGACCCTGACCAGCGCTAACAAATGGTGCAGGGCCAACCCTGAAGCCTTCACCGTTTTTGTGGAAGAAGGGAATATCGAGACGACCGGCGAAACACCGTCATTTATGTACCGCTATACCCTGGTGCTGTTTGTGATGAATTTTGCCGGTGATATTGATGATTTCACGTTGCCGTTAATGGCATGGCTCTGGCACAACCAGCCCGATCTGCTGCTGAACCCGGAGAAGAATCGGGACATTAAATTTACGACCCTTATCAACAACGACGACACCGCCGACATTCTGTTTGAAATGCCGCTGCGCGAGCGCGTGAAGGTCACTCTGGATGAAAAAGGCATTCCCCGCGCAGAGCATTTGCCGGAACCTAAACCGCGCATCCCGTCAGCGGACGGCGACTGGAGCGCTATCTTTGAGGATGTGACGTGGGAGGCTGACGCGCATGAGTAACGATCTCTTCCGTGAGCTGGATCAGGTCTTCAGCGACATACTCGCGGGCACCTCGCAGGCCGGACGTATTCGCACCGCCCGCGCTGTTGGTCAGGCACTGCGAAAGAGCCAGCAACAGCGTATTAAAGCCCAGCAAAACCCAGAAGGCTCGCCCTATCCTGCCCGCCGTCGCCGGGCGCTGCGCTCTCAGCAGGGTATTGTTTTTGTCTGGCAGGGTGAGATCCGTCGCCTCAAAAACTGGCACGGTGGCCGGGGGAAATACGGACGCACCATTACCGGTTTTGACGAAGAGCGCAACGATATTCGCACGTTTTACCGCAGTGATATTGAACGCTACATCGAGATCAATACACGTTCAGTGCGCCGCAGCACTGCGAAGAAAGTGCCGATGTTTCAGCGGTTGCGCAGCTATCGCTTTCTCAAAATGCGCGCTGATGCAGGCGGCACATCCGTGGGTTATGACGGCGTGGCGGCACGCATTGCGCGCGTGCACCAGTACGGCCAGCGCGATCAGGTTGGGCCGGGTGCTTTTGCTAAATATCCGGTGCGTGAGCTGCTGGGCTTTACCGCTGGCGATGAGCAGATGATTACGGAACAGGTGGTTAACAGCCTTGGGAGTGCCGCACGATGAATGCTGAACTGATCCGCCTGCTGGAAAATATCCTGCGCGTGGGCGTCGTTATTGCCGTTGATGAAGAGACATGGCGCGTGCGCGTGCAAAGCGGCGAACTTCAGACCGACTGGCTGCGCTGGAATACTACGCGCGCCGGTGCATTCAGTATCTGGGTGCCGCCTTCAGTCGGTGAACAGGTCTTGCTGGGCTGTATTGGTGGCAACCCTGAAACGGGTGTCATTATTGGCAGTCTCTACAGCAACGATCACCCTGCACCGGGCAGCAGCCTGAAAGAGATTGTGCTGACAGCGCCAGACGGTGCCTCTTTTCGCTATGACGCAGAAGCCAGCGCGCTGGAAGCGCAGGGCATGAAAACCGCGCACATTAAAGCCTCTGCCAGCGTCAAGCTTGAAACGCCGGTGGTGGAATGCACCGATCATCTGAAAGCACGGACGTTCGAACTGACGGAGGGCGGCACGATGAAAGGCACTATCAATCATTCAGGCGGTTCGCTTTCGTCTAACGGGGTCACGGTTCATTCGCACGTGCATGGTGGTGTGCAGGGTGGCAGCAGCAACACCGGGGGGCCGAAATGACAGTCCGCTATACCGGAATGAACCCGGACGCCACGGGCCAGTTAATAGACACCGATCAGCTGTGGAATTCTGTACGCGACATACTGACCACGCCCCTGGCAAGCCGGGTGATGCGCCGGGATTACGGCAGCATGATCCCTGATCTTCTGGATGAGCCACAGAACGAAGTTACGCGCCTGCAATGTATGAGTGCGGCAGTGATCGCCCTGACGATGTGGGAGCCGCGTATTGCCCTGAACGGCATCAGTATCAGTTTTTCAAAGAGTGGCGCTGTTACCGCTGAACTGGTCGGCATTATCACCGAAACCATGCAGACGGCAGGCACCGCGCTGACGCTCAGGAGTGGCAGCAATGGCAACAGTTGATTTATCACAGCTACCACAGCCGCAAATTATCGAAGTCCTGGACTTTGAGGTCATTCTCAGCGAGGTCAAAGCCGTCATGCTGGCGGCATTCCCCCAGGAACAGCAGGCATCCGTTGCCGCTGCGCTGGAGCTGGAATCCGAGCCGCTGAACGTGATCGCCCAGGTGGTTGCTTACCGTGAAATGACGCTTCGCCAGCGCATTAATGAGGGCGCAGCAGCATGTATGCTGAGCCATGCTGTATCGACCGATCTTGATAACCTCGCGGCCAACCTGAACACAGAACGCCTGATCATCACCCCGGAAACAACAACGGCTGACGCGGAAACTGAAAGTGATACCGCACTACGTTTGCGTGCGCAGTCCGCATTTGAAGGCCTGAGCGTGGCCGGGCCTACCGGGGCGTATGAATATTTTGCAAAGAGCGTCAGCGGAAAAGTGGCGGACGCGAGAGCAACCAGCCCGTCGCCCGCTGTCGTTATTGTTTCTGTGCTTTCCACAGAAGGTGACGGTACGGCATCGGCAGAATTATTGAGTAGCGTCAGAAATGCCCTCAATGACGAAAACATACGGCCAGTCGGCGACAGGCTTACGGTACAAAGTGCTGCAATTATTGATTATCAAATCAGGGCGCAGCTTTATTTTTATCCCGGCCCTGAGTCTGAGCCGATCCTTACCGCTGCGCAAAATGCCCTTCAGTCATGGCTCACTCAGCAGGGCAAAATTGGTTGCGATGTCGCCCGTTCGGCCATCATGGCTGCCTTGCATGTTCAGGGTGTGCAGCGGGTGGAGTTGCAGGAGCCTGCCAGCGATCTTGTGATTGATGATACGCAGTCGGCGCGCTGCACGTCATTCGCTATCAGCAAAGGGGGAACCGATGAGTAACAGCCTGCTGCCTCCATCGGCAAGTGATTTCATGCGAAACGCGGAGAAGGTGACGGAGAAGATTACTGATATTCCGGTGATGCTTCGCACCTTGTGGAACGCTGATACCTGCCCGGTGAACCTACTTCCCTATCTGGCATGGGCGCTTTCAGTCGACAGGTGGGATAAGGACTGGCCGGAGCAGACCAAACGGCAATCTATTCGTGACGCCTGGCTGATTCACCGACACAAAGGCACCATCGGCGCATTACGCCGTGTTGTGGAACCGCTCGGATACATCATCAATGTTACAGAATGGTGGGAAACCAACGATCCCCCCGGCACATTTCGCCTTGATATCGGTGTATTAGAGTCTGGTATCACAGAGGAAATGTATTACGAAATGGAGCGGCTCATTGCAGATGCAAAGCCTGCCAGCCGCCATCTGATCGGGCTTAATATTATTCAGGACATTCCCGGCTACCTTTACACCGGTGCCCTGACCTATGACGGCGATATCATCACGGTTTACCCGGGATAAGTGAGAACACAATGGCAGTGAAATTTAAAACAGTTATCACCAAAGCGGGTGCAATTAAACTGGCGGCGGCCACCATTCCGAACGGGAAAAAGGTTAACCTCACCGTAATGGCGGTGGGTGACGGTGGAGGTACGCTGCCGACGCCTGATCCGAATCAGACGAAGCTGGTCAGGGAAGTCTGGCGTAATACGCTGAACAAAATCAGCCAGGATAATAAAAACAAAAACTATGTTGTGGCGGAGCTGGTTATCCCTCCTGAGACCGGCGGTTTCTGGATGCGCGAAATGGGGCTTTATGATGATACCGGCACGCTGATAGCGGTCGGCAATATGGCCGAAAGCTACAAGCCCGCGCTGGCGGAGGGGTCAGGCCGTGCGCAGACAGTGCGTATGGTCATAATGGTAAGCGACATTGAGTCGGTCGAGCTGACGATTGACGCCACAACGGTGATGGCAACGCAGGATTATGTCGATGATAAGCTCGCGGAGCACGAACAGTCACGCCGACACCCCGACGCCTCACTCACCGCAAAAGGTTTCACTCAGCTAAGCAGTGCGACCGACAGCACCTCCGAGGTACTCGCAGCGACGCCGAAAGCGGTCAAGGTGGCATATGATCTTGCAAAAGCGAAATACACGGCTCAGGACGCCACCACAGCGCAGAAAGGCATTGTTCAGCTCAGTAGCGCAACCGACAGCACGTCTGAGGTGCTCGCAGCGACACCGAAAGCGGTGAAGGTAGCAAACGATAATGCGAAAGCGGCCAATGAAAATGCGAATACCCGTTTACCGATAGCGGGCGGCTGGCTGACAGGCGGGTTTGGAATTAAAACCGCGATCGGCAGTGTGTCATTCGGGGTGGGTAACTCAGATGTGTTTATCGCTAACGGTGCGTCGAATAAGTTTCTGCAACTAAAGCATACGGGCGAGCTGAAGTACGACGACAAGGCTGTTTACCATGAGGGGTATAAACCCACCGCCGATGATGTCGGCGCGTTACCGGCCAAAGGTACAGCGGAAGCCGCAAAGAAACTCGCCACCGCGCGAAAAATTGCAGGTGTGGATTTTGACGGCACCAAAGATATCAGCCTGAAAACGTCGAATCTGGATGATGCGGGCACGGCGGCCGCAAAAGATGTAACCACTTCCAGCACCGATACCACTGGCGGGCGGGTCTTGAAGGTGGGTGATTTTGGTGTTGGTGCGGTGGCAGGCGTCGGCCTGACTGATGCTAATAATATCAATTTTAATGGTTTTTTCAGAATGAGCGCCGAGGGTGTTCATGGCCCGGTTGCGAATCAGGCTTCTGAGCTGATTCATTGCCAGTACGACCAGAATACCGGCCGTCAGATTGGCTGGCGTGCAGGTCGCCCCGATGAGCCATTGCGCCACCGCACAAAAATGAACGGCGAGTGGCAGGGCTGGATTAAGCTCTACGATTCAAATAACCCACCCTCGGCTGATGAAGTCGATGCCGTTTCAGCGTCAAAGGGTGGCACTTACCAGAAAGAAGTTACGTTCTCTGAAGGCGTGAAAATCAGGAATGCAACGGGGATTTATCAGGGCGAGGATAACGCAGGTTTTTCCAGTAATAACCTGATGCTGAAATCATGGAACGGTATCGGATTCTATTGCACCCTCACCGGCAGTGAGGGCGTCACGGTCTTTGTCGATACTCGTGGCGGGAATGTGGAGGCGAGAGGCCAGATTAAGCCGGGCAGCTATGAGAATTTCGATAACCGTTTTTATACCAAGTCGCTGGCTAACAGCACTTTCCAGAAGGTCAATACCGCATCGAGAGGGTCGCGCGGATGGTTTAAAGATTCCAACACGGGAATGATATTTCAGTGGGGGATTGAGAGCGTTAGCGGGGCAACCACGCGGACATTCAGTTTCCCTGTTTCGTTTCCGACTGGTTGCGCATCGCTGACGGTATCAAACAACATCGAGCGAACGGCTGGCGAAAACTCGATGACGGGATTTATTAAATCGGCATCACAATATTCCCTGTCAAATACTGCCGCAACAGATCGCCAGTTATGCTGGTTTGCAATTGGTTATTAGGACGATAAACGATGAATTATTATTTTTCGGAATCAGAGCTGGGATTCTATTGCGATGAAGTGAATGAATCCATTCCGGCTGATGCAGTGGAGATCAGTGAGGATGTTTACTTTTCTCTCCTGGAGGGGCAATCCAGAGGAAAAATCATCTCCGCAGATAGTGCTGGAACACCGGTTCTGACCGAACCGCCTGAACCTACCCCGGCGGAATTGGTGGTGCAGGCAGAGGACAGGCGCACGGCATTAATGGAGGTGGCAAACGCAAGTATCACCCCACTACAGGATGCCGCAGATCTTGATATTGCAACTAATGAAGAAATGGAATCTCTCAAAGCGTGGAAGAAGTATCGTGTTTTGCTGAGCCGTGTTGATACCAGCAAAGTCCCTGATATTGAATGGCCTGATAAGCCGGAATGAATTTGCATTCCGGCATGCACTGCCAGTCTTGACCGTGCTGGCCATATGTATCGAGCACGGTCATTTTTAACGGTGCTGTAGCACTGTAAGTTATGGCGGTGTATTCCTGAAGATGAAGCGGGCAAATGCCCGCTTTAGTTTTATGTGGATGCCGTCAGAACAGGCCCGACAGCGTACCGCTCGCAGAGTTATATGCAGAGGTGGCTTTATCCTTCAGCCCAGAAAGCAGATCGCCAACGGATGAGGCTTGCAGGCGTTCGCGTAAATCTTCATCACAGCGCTGAAAACTGATCGAGAATTCTATTTTTTTCGCCTTTCCGTAGCGATCAAACTCTGTGTGCGTTGCCTGAAGCCCGGTCAGTACATACATGCCGTAAATCTGCCCCGCACCGCTGATTAAAGGCCAGGGACGTCCGGTGTATGCCTGCGTTGCCAGAACGGTAAGAGACACGTCACCGCCTGTAATTTCAGGGTAAAGCACCCCGTCAAGGTTGATCTGCGTTTCCCCCGCGCCGATGTACTGCCATTTTGCCGATCGGTTGATGCGGTCATTTTTTACGTGCCGCCAGTTAAGCGAATGGCGTAGCTGCTGGTAAGGCAGCGTTTTCAGTTCAAAAACGAACATCCCGTATATCATCATCATAATGTTGCGTCCCCTTAATCTCTGTCTTTGAAGCTGCCGCGGTTGAGCCGTTCACGGCGGGCGAGTTCGGCACTTACGGCGTCGGCGGCAATCCGGCCAATTTCGCGCGCGTCCTGCCGGTCAACGCCATGCAGATGTACGTGGATTTCGCCCGTAAAGCCGCCTGTGGTAACAGGTATATTGCTGGCGCTGCGGCTGACTGGCAGAAGTTCAGCCTGTTTAACGGGAAGCGATGCTGCCACCACTGCGGGACGTGCGCTTAACCCGTTGTTCCTGACCGTGCTGGCCAGCTGCGATTCCTTCCACTCCCCACGAACGGCCAGCGCACGCGGCAGGTTTTTAAACACGATATCGCCGGGGCCGATTTTCTTTGTGTTGTCGGCTGTCGCTTTGGTGTTGCTGTCGATACTCTGCAACCTGCGCATAGTGCCGTTATCACCGGTCAGGGGTGATGAGGGTTGCGGTGCTCCGGGCGGAACGTTATTCACCTCAACTTTTTTAGGCGCAACCTTAGCGATATCTCCCTGAAGAAGGGCGACCTTGTCCTGAAGAACGGCCATGCGCTGTGCGTCTTCGATCTTCTTCCTGGCTTTTTCGGCCTCATCTGGCAGAACGCCGAGCTTTTCAAGGATCCAGGCTAATGTATCCAGCAGCATTTTTGCGGGAGCCAGGACAAGCTGGAGTGCGCCGCCCAGAACGTTGCCGAACACCTCACCGGCGCTGGCGCATTTATCCAGTGTTTCCTTGCTGGACTCCATTGGGGAAAGCAGAGATTTGAACCAGTTAAAGACCTGGCTAACAGCGCTGCCTATCGCGTCAAAGATGGGGCTGAATTGTGCGAAGGTCTCGCGTAATGGGGAAAGTCTTTCCATGATGCCGGTGAACACGCCAGCAAAAAATGCTTTAAGAGGTTCCCAATACCGCCAGATAAGCACGCCTGCTGCAATAAACGCTGCCACTATCAGACCAATGGGGCTAAACAGCAGCGACAACGCTGTACCCAGCATCGACACCGCAGCAGTGATCATGCTCCATATGGCCGGTAAGCCTGTCAGGCGGAGGGCGAGCATCCCGATGTTTTTAGTCAGTGCACCCAGCGCGGCACCGGGCGCGAGAAATGCCCCCATAAGTGCGCCACGCATAACAGGGATGATGGTTGAAACGCCGCGCATTTTCCCTGCTAACGAGCCGAGAACTGGCCCCCATCCGCGCACGCTTGCCATTGCCGGGCCAGAGGCCGTGCCGAGTGTTCGCAGAGCGGTAATCGTTCCGGTTATTCCCCTTCCCCCCGTCAGCAGGGTAAAACCTAACTGGAGTTTAGCCAGCGGGCCCATCAGCAGGCCGATCGCCAGCGATGTGCCACCTATGGCGGCGGTCAGTGCAAGAACGCTGCCGCCGACAATCAGCAGGGATTGTGCGAGCTTTGGATTCTCCTTCGCCCACTGCGTCATATTCCCCACAACATTACTAAGCCCCTGGGTCAGGGCACGAAGTTGGTTATCAACGAGATCGTTAATCTGGATGCGGAACCCTTCCCAGGCGCTGTCCAGATTCTTGAGATCGCCATCAAGGTTATCCGCCATTATTTTGGCGGCTTTCTGTGCCTCACCTTTGGCGTTTTTCAGTGCTTCAAGTAATTTCTGGAGTTCTCCGCTCCCGGCCGACATAACCAGAGCCTGCAATGACTTTGACGCTTCTTCACCGGCAATATCTTTGAAGAAAGAGAGCTTATCAGTGTCGCCGTATTTGCTGATTTTTTTATAGAGTTCAGTAAGAACCTCTTCAGCAGGGCGCATTTTCCCCGTGGCGTCAGCAACGTCTACGCCCAGTTCCTTGAGCGCGGTTTTTGCCCTGCCGGTTGGCGCGGCAAGGCGTGAAAACGCGGCCTGCAAACCTGTGCCCGCGATACTGCCGCGCAAGCCCACGTTCGCCATCACGCCGATCATGGCTGTGGTCTGCTCGACGCTGACGCCAAGACTGGAAAGACCTGTCCCGGCGTATTTCATCGCCTCACCGATATTTTGCAGATCGGTGTTGGTGCGGGTGAATGCGCCGGTTAATACGTCACTGACGCGATCCATTTCTTTGGGATCGAGGCGGAACTGAGACAGGATGTTTGAGCTGATATCGGCGCTTTCGCCTAAATCCATACCACCGGCCAGCGCCATATTGAGTACGCCAGGCAGTGCGGCCTGAATAGCCTGCGGAGTGAAGCCGGCCATAGCGAGAAACGCCTGACCGCTGGCAGCGTCCGTCGTGGTGAACTGCGTTTCAGCGCCCAGCTTTTTGGCCTGATCGCGGAGTGCCGAAAAGTCTGCTGAGCTTTTATCTATGCGGGTCAGCGCCTGCACACGGGACATTTCGCGGTCAAACCCAACGGCAGGGGATAAGAAACGCCCCGCTAAGTAACCGGCAGCAGTGGCCCCGGCAACGGCCATTGTGCCCCCACCGCGAAGTTTGCCCGCCGTTTGCTGCATCCGGTCATAGCGCGCACGTGCCTGCGTGACCGCAGCAAGCTGTCGCCGTTCCCGCTCAAGCGTCTGGTTGTACTGTTCTGTTCGGCGTATGGCACTCTGAATGGTGCGATCGCTGCCGACCAGCGAAACACCGTGGCTGCGCAGCGCCTGTGATGCAGCGCGCAGCTTGACCATTTCCTGCGTGCGTGCAGAGTTAAGGCGTTCCAGCTTTGCAGCCAGCGCTGCCATATGGGCTTTTTGCTTGTCTGTAAGCTGTGTACCTTCCCGCTGCGCCTGATTAAGACCTTCGAGCGCACGGCTGGCGTCGTCGATTTTGCGGGAGGTCTTTTGCACGCTGTCGCGCAGGCGGTTGAACGTGCGGGACTGACTGTCCAGGTCTTTAATGCTGGACTGCGTTTTTTTGAGGGATTCAGACAAACCGCCCGCACTCTGGCGGGCGGCATTGACCGGGCGGGTAAGTTTATCGATCGCGCTGAACGCGACGCGGATATTAAGGCTTTTCACTGTCACTGGCTCCACTTCGGACAGCCGCCCGCTCACGCCAGGCTATGACTTCGCCCAGTTCCATCGTGAAGACTTCAGAGGGCGGCCAGTTGAAAACAACCGCGATATCAGCAACCAGATCGTCGATCAGGTCGAACCGCAGGAGTGTTACTGATTCTCCGTCTCCGCCTCGCTCGACGCTCCAGACCCCGCAGGTGTCAAAAAAGGGACGAGCGCTTCAGACAGGCTGACAAAATCGCGCGTGTCCATTTCGTTGATTTCGGACTGTTTGAGGCGTGGTGACGTGACGCGGGTCAGCAGTACCGCCACCGAATCCACATCCATATTCATCACGTTGACCAGCTTCAGTCCGCGCAGGGAGCCAGCCTGTTTGATCTCATCCGTGATCGTTACCTGAGTGATTTTTTCATCGCCGCGAACAACGGGTTTTGCCAGCGTAATGGCGTTATCGGTTTTCTTGCTCATTGTTGAATGCTCCGGGCGGCGCGGGTGCGCCGCCACTTATCAGGTTAATCAGTTACCCATTCCCAGCGCAGACGTGATGCGGTCAGGGTAGATGTTTTTGCCATCTTTCTTGTAGATGAAGTTCAGCAGATCAAACTCAAACAGCGGCTTGTCATCGATGCTGAGCCTGTAATAGGTATTCTTCATCGTGTAGCTGACAGAGGTATCTTCTCCCTGCTTGCTTTCACCGCCGTCCATTTCGGTGATACGGCCGCGCAGCTCGACCTCAACCAGCAGACTTTCACCATCGGTGTAATATTCACCGGCGAAGCGGAAGCGGGTTTCGTCGATATCGCCGCAGTAGTTCAGCAAAAGAGACTGAACCAGACCGCCAACCACCATCGTGGTGTCCAGTGCGCCACTGTCCAGACCGAGATCCACCGCAGCAGAGCCAATCATCCCGCCACCCTGAAAGTCTTCAGTTTTACGGGTCAGTTTTGGCAGCGTCACAGAAGAGACTTTACCGATGCAGTTGCAGCCGTTCACAAAGCAGGTGAACAGGCGCAGTTTGTGAGGAACAGCCATTTATGCACCTCCCAGCGAAGAGAACGCCGATTCGAAATACTCATCAGTGAAGGTCTGGTAGAGCGTCAGATCTTCCATTGGCGGAACCGGCGTATATTTATAGCGAATGCGTACCTGACCCTGACGGAGACCAGGTGTCGGGTTATCCAGGATATCAAACCAGCATTCCGCACCGATCAGCCGCCCCTGTGTCACCAGCGAATTGAGTTTGCCGCTGATGCCGCTGACCACGTCCTTAACGTTGGCCGGGGTTAGCGGTTCGTCCACTGATTCAAATTGCGCCTCAGCGATACTGTCAGCCAGAATCTGTGCCGTACGGGTATAAACCTCAAAGATATAATCTTTGGTGTCCGTAACACGGTTGCCCCAGAACCGGAAACCGTTACGCTTGATGAGCGTCGTGATCTCCTTGTTGTTGAGTTCGTTCGCGTCGCTGTCTTCGGCCTGTAGCGACCAGAAAACATCCTGCGAAATGCCCAGCACGTTGCTTACCGACACGTTGGAAAGCGATTTGTGCCAGCCCTGATTGTTGTCAATCAGCGCGCGAAGGCCGCAGGCATACGCCGGAGCCGGGAAGACTTCATTTTCTCCGGTCTGCGGGTTGTATGCGATGAAGTCAGGCCAGATAAGCATTAGCTCACGATAGGCGAAGGTTGCGCGGTAGGCGATAGCTTCTGCCATCGTCGAGCAGCCGTAGCAACTGGCATAAACAAACGCACGCAGATTCTGCGCAATGACGCACAGCGCGGAGGTCACTTCTTCCGTGTCGTAATCCGGCACGGCCAGAATGCGCGGGCGATAACCTACCTTCTGTTCGGCAGTCAGAAACGCGTACATGCCGGTATAGCTGCCGTCTTCTGCCGTGCCACCCATGATGAGCTGCGACTGCGTTTTACCGCCTTCTTCTTCGGTCGCTGCTGCCACGCGCACAACGATGACCTTCGGGCTGGTCTGGTCAGCGATGGCTTTAAGCGTTTTGTACAGGGAGCCGGTTTTACCCGCCTTACCCAGTACGCTGTTAACCCGCGTCAGTAACACGGGGGTATTCAGGGGAAAGGTTTCCGCGTCGGCATCATCCGCCACAGCAACGACTCCAATGACACTGGATTCAATGTCATTGATGGCCGTTACCAGGTCGGTATTCTCCCGGACGCGTACACCGTGGAAACGTGTCTCTGACATGTTAGCCACCATTACGTTATTGAGTTCGCAGTGATAATCCCTCATGTCTGAACGCCACTCACGCTATTGCGGGTCTGGCCGGACGGCGACAACAAAAACCGATTTAGTCTCTCCCGCGCGCGTGGGATCCTTCGCCGGAAGAAGGGGGAAAGCATGGCACTTACAGACCTGACAAAATCACTTAACGACGCCATCAGCAGTTATAACGATTCACTGACCGAGACGGTAAAAAGTCCGGGATTCAGCATTACGATGGGTGGCAAGGTGCTGACGCAGCTTGATGACCGGATCATGTCGTTTTCACTGACGGACAACAGGGGATTTGATGCCGATCAGCTGTCCATTTCCATTGATGACAGTGACGGTATGGTTGCCCTGCCGCCGCGCGGGGCTGAGCTTGCCGTATCAATTGGCTGGCTGGGTGAGCCGCTGATCTACAAGGGGCTGTACACTGTTGATGAGGTGTCCCATGAAGGCCCGGCAGACACGATTGGCATTACTGCCCGCAGTGCTGATTTTCGTGAGGAGTTCAACGTAAAACGTGAAGTCTCATGGCATGACGTCACTGTTGAGCGCGTTGTGTCGGCCATTGCACACCGTTACGGACTGAAGGCGCAGATCAGTGAAATGCTCATGGATATTGAGATTGATCATGCCGACCAGACGCAGGAAAGTGATATGTCTTTCCTTACTCGCATGGCGGAAATGCTGGGCGCAATTGCCACAGTCAAGAACGGCAATCTGCTGTTTATCCTGCCTGGCGGCGGTGTTACGGCTGAAGGGAAGGCGCTACCATCTGCCAGCATTGACCGCGCGAGCGGCGACCGTCACCGCTTTCGTATTGCCGATCGGGATGCATATACCGGCGTTCGGGCTTACTGGCTGGATCTCAATTTTGGCAAAAAGAAAAAGGTCAGCGTTAAGCGCCGCAAACCTGCAAAGCCCAAAGAAGATAAGAGCAGCAGCCGTGAGGGCGATTACATGGAGGGCGCAGACGGTAACGTTTATGTGCTGCGCAAGACCTACCAGAATGAAGAAGCGGCAAAACGCGCGGCGGCGGCTAAGTGGCAACAGCTTCAGCGTGGCGCGGCAGAGTTTTCGATCACCCTGGCGCGTGGCCGCGCTGAGCTTTACCCAGAAATGCACGTTACTGTTAGCGGTTTTAAGGATGAAATAGACAATCAGGACTGGATCATTGCGCGCGCTGAGCACGTCATAGACGACAGCGGTTTTACCACCCGGCTGGAGCTGGAAGCGAAAATACCTGACTGGATAGCGGAAACTGAATAAAATGAAATGGAGTTCAACTCCCACAGGGGAGCCATCATTATGTTCAGATGTCCATTTTGCGGCGCTATGGCCCGCACCCGTACCAGCCGTAAAATAACCGATATGACTATCCGGCAATATCACCAGTGTCAGAATCTGGAATGTAGCCGGTCATTCACCACACTAAACAGCGTGGAAAGGGAAGTAACAAAGCGTGCAGGCACTGCACCGTTACCGCCTGACTTTATCCCCCGTGATGCTTTCCCTGCATCACATTACGGCAGAGACCAGCTTAATCTGGCTCTCTGACCACCGTCAAAGTGCCCCCGTAAATCCATTCAGTTCGGGGGCAGTTTCAAGCAAAACGCTTTTTCCAGAGAAAATATCTTTGATAACATCGGTCAGCATATTAATAGCGATGATGGGATAGGGATATGAAAAAGGTGTTGTTAATACTGGCTTTGGTTTCTCTCGTTGGATGTAAGCCTGGCGCTGAAAAAGCTGTTGAACTAGGTAAGTCAGAAGTCGCAGCAGATGTTAGGGATCCAGATAGCGTAAAATTTAGATATCTTCGATTTGTTCAGGGTGAGGATTCACCTGATGGGGCTATCGTTGGCTATGTTTGCGGCCAGATCAATGCAAAAAATGGTTTTGGGGCTTACGAGGGATTCTCTCCATTCCTTATGAAAATAAGCATGAAATCAAAGGGCACGTTTTCTAAGGGGGTCACCTACTCTGTAACGGAGAAGAAAATCTACACCCGGTTTAGTGATCCAGTGCCAGCGTTATACAAAGACAACTGCGGCCCTGATGAGTGAGGGATGTTTCGGTAAGATGCCGGGCAGAAGCCCGGCTTTTTAATGTCGAAGTGTAGTCAAAATGTAGACGGAGTTAAGAATAAATCCTTTTATTCCATTGTGTTACAGTCTGGATTTCTTCACCATCCCTGTCTTCCCCCACATGATGTGGGGGTTTTTTTTGCCCATTGTTCAGGTTTGTTAACGCTTTATTCATCCTTTCACTCCACCACCATCCGTTATACTAGCGCCATGGCATGACAGGAGTGTTTATGAATCAATCCTATGGACGGCTGGTAAGCCGGGCCGCAATAGCCGCGACGGTGATGGCGTCGTGTTTGCTGATCATTAAAATTTTCGCGTGGTGGTACACCGGGTCGGTCAGTATTCTGGCGGCACTGGTGGATTCACTGGTGGATATTGCCGCCTCGCTGACCAACCTGCTGGTGGTGCGCTACTCGCTGCAACCGGCGGATGAAGAGCATACGTTTGGCCACGGCAAAGCGGAATCGCTGGCCGCGCTGGCACAAAGCATGTTTATTTCGGGCTCTGCGCTTTTCCTGTTTTTGACCGGTATTCAGCATCTTATTTCGCCTTCTCCGATGAACGATCCGGGCGTTGGCGTGGTCGTAACGGTAGTTGCACTTATAAGCACACTTGTTCTTGTAACGTTCCAGCGCTGGGTTGTACGCAAAACACAAAGCCAGGCTGTACGGGCCGATATGCTTCATTATCAGTCTGATGTTATGATGAATGGGGCTATTCTTATTGCGCTTGGTCTGGCCTGGTATGGCTGGCATCGGGCCGATGCGTTGTTTGCGTTAGGGATAGGGATCTATATTTTATACAGCGCCTTGCGGATGGGGTATGAAGCGGTACAGTCGCTTCTTGACCGTGCGCTTCCGGATGCAGAACGTGATGAAATTTATGCCATCGTGACCAACTGGCCTGGCGTCAGTGGTGCTCACGATCTTCGTACGCGGCAGTCAGGGCCGACCCGCTTTATTCAGATTCATTTGGAAATGGAAGACAACCTGCCACTGGTTCAGGCGCATATGGTCGCTGAACAGGTGGAGCAGGCGATTTTGCAGCGTTTCCCTGGGTCAGACGTCATTATTCATCAGGATCCGTGCTCTGTCGTACCCAGGGCGTTTTGA